CTAAACGATGCGCTGTCACCACGCCGCTTACCTGGGACTGGGGTAGGAAGACGACCAGCAGTTTTCCTTGCTGGTACATCGTGCCGTTGAGCAGAACCTTTATCAAGATGGTACCTCTCAAACCCTGGAAGCCTTCCAGCTTATCAGAGAAGATTGGCCTTGACAACAGGTCCTCTGGCAGATTCCATGAGCCTAGAGCGCCAGTCGAAGTCGAGTCAATCACACCCGAATCCAACTGCACCCATTTGCCCAGGAACGTCTTCAAGTCCTGAGAGAAGTTGACAACTGAACTGAGCGACAGGTCAGCGGGGAGAGGAGCCCTGGGCTTGGGCTCCATCTTCACCGCGTCGCGATCAGTGTTAAGGAAGGTCGTAGTGCCGGTCGTCTCCGGCGTTGCGAGGTCACGTTCTGTTTTCACTATAGAGTCCTGTGCGCTTCTTCGCCACCGTGCACAGCGCCATGCACACGGCAGGTGCGGGTCCCCTCCCTTTACGGCAGTGGGGAGTAAGCCTAAAGAGGCCTCCGTTCTGGTAACTACCTGGTGTAGTGGTCCGCTGGTCCACCAGGAGCTGATCCCTCGGATAGGGAATTGTGATACCCCCAGACCCAGACAATCTGGGGGGTGTGTGCTAGCCTGCTTAGAACTGCAACTCAGGAGAGGTCCACTCTCCGGAGCTGACATCCGCGAGCGCAACTTCCCAGCGTCGGACGCTGTGATAGGCGTGGAACGCCTTGTCGTACGCGCGGAGCATGATAGGGGCATAGCTATTCCAAACGTCTTCACCGTGGAGGGCGAGTTCCCGAAGCATAGAGTCAAAGGTCTGCTTCGAGACTTCGTCGGAATCTTCACCTTTCTTGGTCCATCTGATGGCTTCCAAGATGGTGGGAAGGTCGAGTGGGGCGACGTGCCGGTCCAGAAGGGGCTCGAATCGAAATCCGCGTTTGAGAAACGTGATCTGATCCTTACGATGGAATTCAGGGCCGGGGTCGGTCTTATCGGCATTCAGATAGCGCTGGCCAAAGTCTTGAAGGACCTCGGCAATTCGGTCAGGCCGCATGCGCTGTGCGGCGGCGTCACTCAGCCCGAAGACATGATCGTCCCCGAGCGATATCACATAGACGTGCTTAGAGAAGCCCCGCAGCAGATTGAGATTGCTCTCGTTCGTACTGAAGGCTCGCACGTAGACCATGCGACACAGAATGAGCGTGTAGAGTGTGTTGATGAAAGCTGTGAGCGGGTTTCCAGAGGGCTCCGAGCTAAACCATTCAAACACCTGGTTTCCGTGAATATGGCGGGAGTTCATGATTTCGAGAAAGATCATCTCTCGAATCTTGGCATTCTCCGGCCCATCATCGTACCAGGCATTGATCATCTTGCAGATGGCTCTCATCACGTCGATCAGGAAACGGGTGTCGTACTCTCCGAAGTCCCCAGCGACGAGCTTGGGGTCATCCGGATTGACGACGCGCTTGATCTCGTTCCAAATCGCTTGCCAGTCGGTGCTGTAGGGGTTGGCGCCAATCGCCGAACCATTCTGGACTTTCCCCTTCTGCATGAACACGCAGAACGCGCCGAAGTACATCCGAGTGAGCACCGTGAGATCAAGGGGTGCGGGGCTTATGAACCGGGACTTGCCAGCCTGAACTTTCCAAAGCTTCAGGCGCTCGTCCTTGAGGAAGTCCTTCCAGATGTGCAGACTCCTCTCTCCCTTCTTCATCCTCTCGATCAGATCCTCTATCCTCTTCTTGAGGGCCAGGAAGTACTTGTTGTTGAGATCGTACTCCTGTCCCTTTCCGAAAAAGAGAGTCTTTCCAGGGTTCTTTCCTCCGATCAGATCAGACCATTCGAACCAGTTATCCACATAGCCAGCGGACGTTCCTCTTCCAACTCCTCCCCAGTACGGCTCACCGGGCTCTCCACAGATAGCTTTCACTATGGAGAACACGGATTTGTCGTGTTCACCTGGGCTGGCCTTGCAAAGGGTTTCCAGCAGGTGCTGCCAGGAGGCCTCGATGAGAGCGTCCTCCAGGATGGGGTTGGGCTTGTTATACTTGTCCAGGGCCATGAGGTAGGGGTCAACCATCTCGCCTTTGATTTCAATGGGCTTGAGCACGGCGGGTGCGGTCTTCTCCTCCCACGGCAGGTACTCCGCGATCTTCGAGTGTGTGATGGTGGTGCCCGTTCCCTTTCCCACTGGCTTGTCAACCAGTGTGAGGGGTACGAACGCACCATGACACGGACCTTCAAAGATCTGGGGATGTAAGCCCTCTGGTTCCTCCGTGATGACGTACTTCTTGTCCGGGTCGGCGGCAATATGCTTCTTGATAGCCTCCTCGATGTCCTCTCTAAAGAGCGACACTGAGATGGCCTCGAAGTTGCTCTTGCCACCGGAGCCGGCCACGTGCATGCCAATGATCTTAGCGGCTCCTGTCTTCTTGTCAATGATCAGGAGCGGGGAACTGCACGAGCCTGTGAGAGTCTGGTAGTTGTAGGAGTAGCCTTCACGAATCTTGACGACCACTCCACCTTTCTCGAACTCCCACGGCTGATCGATCGGTCTGACGCCACGGAGGGTAACCTTCTCGGCTGTTCTGCCGCGTTGTTGCAGCACGAGCATACAGTCGAGCTCACCTCTCTTGATGGGGCTTAGGGTCTCCCTGGTGACAAAAAACTTGACAAGGTGCTTGCGGGCTTGGATCACTTTAGTGCTTCGAAGCCGACAAAGAACCGCATCGTTGTCCTGGTCGCCATGAACTGCTATCCCCTCCAGAATGTCCTTGAGCTTGAAGTATTTGGCCTCCGCGCGGGGGGCGCCGGGGAACTTCAGAGAGCATGGGGTCTCATCGTTGACCTCCTTCCTGTCGTGGTAGTACTTGCACTTCGCCTGGACGTGCTTGGGGATCAGGAAGAAATCGTCCTGCACGAAGAAGGCATTGCATGAACCACCGGGCGTCTCGAGTTCGAGCAGACTAGATTGCATAATCATGTCCGCAACTTCCGTTGCCTGGGGGTCCACCGCATTGCCTTGGCTCTGTGGCTTGTGCTTCGAACGCTTCCGGAACACGATCTGCTCCTTCTTGTGCTGCGCTCGGTGGACTGACTGGGCCTCGAGCTCCTCGTCATCAGACGAGAACATCTTATAGAGGGCTAGGGCTGAGCCGATTATGGTGATCGAAACGGCTGACCACTTCAGGACGGTCCACATGGTCGGATGGTTGCGCTTCCAGTCAGACACATATCCAACCAGTCTCTCCTTCCACGTAGCGAACTGGAGCTTGGTCCAGTCCCACCAAGAACGATTCAAGATTGCTCTATTATCGAACCTGGGGAACTCCACCGCCATCCACTTGGCTACCACCATTCGGGCGATCTCGATCCTCGGCTTCTTCAGTATCTTCTCCTTCGCTTCTCCAATTCGTTCGGCGTTGAGCACCTGACGATGGAAAACAGGGAGCCAGGCTTTCATGAGCATACCAAGATATCCTGAGGGAATGTCGTCCTGGATCATCACAATCTGCAAGCCTCTAACGATCTCAATGGTGGCCCAGCCTGGAATCTTCGCACTCCACTCGGCCAGGTCAATCCTCTCCCGGTTGGCCACATCCTGAAATTCTTCCAGGATGTCCATTCTCTGTCGCACCTCCGTTCCGAGGTTGCGAGTGTACTGTCCAAACTGGTCGTAGGTCAACGGCCAGCCTCTTTCGGTACGATTGTCCGGGATTCTCTTGAACATGGATCCATCATCGTAGGCTGCGAAATCCTTGGCGGGATTGATGCGCATCTGTGGTCTCCTCCTCTCTGGCAAGTCACCTTCTCTAAGCACTTCCTTCTCGTCAAGGACGGTGCCGTCCGGCAAAACGGGTTCTGGATTGATCCACGTTGTTCCGGGGACGGCACGTCCCGTCGGAGTCGGCCAGTCTTTCATGGTCGGTGAGGTGGGATGGACAGGGGGAATCTCGCGAATTTCTCTCTCCAGCTCGTCTCTTTGACGTTTCCAAAGGGCTTTCTGCTCCTCCGTAGCGCCGGCCTTCTCAGCTTCCTTAGCGTGACGCTCACGATCCTTCCGCTCCTTCGCACTAGTGGCAGGCCTCCTGGCCTGAGTGCGATGGAACTCCAGAACACGGCGGTCCACGTCCTCCTGGTATTCCTTTAGGGAGATATCCTTCATGGGCTTCGACTGAGGAACCAATCCCTCGTCTTCCTCTTCTTCCTCCATCTCCGGCATCGGAACATCCTGCATTACCAACGGCTGGGCTTCAATCGTGACTTCCTGTAGGTCGCCAGCGGCATCCACCACAACGTTAGTGGGCTTAAGCTCGAAGGGAACATCGATCATGGCCTCAGGGAACTCAGCCGCGAAAGCAGCATGGGCCTCCGCAGCTTGATTCTGGGCGCAAAGCTCGTTGTACTTCCTAAGGGTCTCAGAACTGTCCATGGACGCTCGCCAGAGCTCACGACGCTCCTTGAATTCTTCCTCCTTCTGAGCCGCCAACTCACGAAGAGATTGGCTGAGCTGACCGAATTGGTGCTTCCGATCCAAGTACATCGACACAATGAGGTCGACAAACTGATCGAAATCGTACACCTTTCCAGTCCGATTACAAATGAACATGGGGACGTCAGGGTTAAAAAACCCGTCACGGAAGTGTTCCTTCCCAGGGCGCCACTTCATGGGGTTCTCCTCCTTCTGGTCTTCTTTCCTCCTGTACTTCGCCTTGCAGGACACGGTCACGTCAATTTCGAAACGCCTCTGCACCGCTTCCACACACTGTACCGTACCACTGATTCCAGCGGTCGATCCAAATGCTTGGTTGGTAGTAGCAAAGACGATCTCACTCTGCATGAACGTGCATCCTTTTGAGGCCAGATCGGCCATATGCAACGGTTGAGGGAAGATGTTGACAAGACGAATGAGCTCCATAGCTTCACTGTCCTTGCCATCCTTGGCCACCATCTGGAAAATATCGTCATAGACCGTCACAAATTGTCCCACATACCCATCCCAATACACGTGCTCGATCGCACGTGCATAGAAAATGGAATACATGTCACTCTTGAGACAGTCCAATCCAGCTTGGTTGCCAGTGAGGTCGAAGATGTGGTGAAGAGCTGTTGTCAAGACAGGGAAAGTGTTGGTCGACTTCCCCGATCCCGTTTCACCACGGACCAATATGCCCAGAGCGGGCGTTCTCGGTCCTTTCATTGGAACGTGGCTCTGCATGAACTTCATCTCGAGCTCCTTCAGTCTCCCTAGAACAAGGGAGATGGTGGTAGCTGCACTAGCGCCTCCCCGGCCTCCTTCTGCTGCTTTCTTGTGTAGCTCGAGTCCTTTCGCTGAGTATCCTCGCAACACGTCTCCGGTTCCAATGTTAATGGGCAGCCTTCTGTGATAAATATCATCCATGAATTTCTGACAGTCGGCCATCCACTTATCCACCTCGGGGGTCCCAGCCTGAACCCATTGAACATAGTTCAGGCCTACGTACTTGCGATACTTATTAACGAGTTGTTCCAACAGTTCCACGCCAGTCTGCATGACATCTGCTGAACCTTCTCGCGAACGTTCAAAGTGCTCGAAGATGCTCATGAGCTTCTCCAATCGCTTTCCTTCCGGGGCCTTTCCGAGCATGACAGCCGACAAAATCATCACAATGACTTTTCCTGCCAGCTTCATGCCTTCCGAGGCTTGGGGCTCCATTCCTCCATCGCGTATCCTCCTGAACCAGGTCATGAACTCGTCAAAAGCATTCTGAATGTCTCTCTTGAGTCCATCATATCCACCACGGTAGAGCGAAAACGCACCGGCTGATCCAAGCAAGAGCATACCTGTTGTAAGGTAGGCTTCCGACTTGGACACACTCCGGCCCGTCTGCACTTTCAACATGGCAAAGATGATCAGGAAACACACAACGAACGAAACAGTTATCACTTGGAGCGCATTGAACACGTTCCTAGTGATGTCCTCCGCGACTGTAGCCACAACGGGGGCGACACTCGCGAAGAACCTTCGGGCCTCATCAGCGACATCTGCAACGCCTTGAACGGCCCGGTCGGCATTGAGGGCAAATCGGGCCATGGCATCCTTGGCGCCGTTGAATCCAGTGGAGAGCTTGTCAACTGCTCCACGAACAACGTCCATCTGGGGCTCCATGTGGCTCGCATCCTTCTTCTCGCGGGCTAGGTTGCGATCCTTATCCTTCTGCTTCTCGTGGAACTTGCGGGCTATCTCTGTTCTTTTCTCAACGGGTGCCGATTTGTATGCGGCTAGCACCTCGCGTAATTCCTTGTGAAGGGAACGTTGAGCGAACAAAATTGTATCGTGTCCTCGATGGGCAGGGATCTTTTCTCCATGTTGGAGCAGGTAGATCCTAGGGTTACCTGTGCACACATCACGCTTCTTGGTCGATTTCTGCATGATGGTGGTGAAGGTGATGGTGGGGTACTTGTCTTCGTATTCTTCCACTCTCTCTCTCTCCTTCTTGGTTCTCAATCGTTGACGCCACTTATGGCGCTCGGACGCGATGAAAACCGGTCGCTTTTCCTCCTGTTCAATAGACTTAGCGACAAAGTCGCTAGCAACTTCCGCCTTGGCTTTCTCCCAGAGGGCTTCGATATGGGCCTGGTTGATCGCGTCTGCTGGCTTGTGCCACGCTGACATACGTTCAAACCATTCCTTCTCCATCTCATTGAGCTGAGTAGGCTCCTCCTTGAACCAGTACAGAGCACGGTCCTGAGAAAGAACCGCATACTGAGCATAGTTACAAAGAAGGGCATCGGGCCAGACTGTAGCCTTTGATTCATTCAAAATACGGGCATAGTCCGTGGACAAGGGGCCGGATTGGGGCTCCATGTCCTCCTTGAGGATTCTCTTAATCCTCCTGAGCTTATCGGTCAAGTCGGCAATCTGAGCGCGTTGGGATGAAATGGTAGCTTCCATCTTAGACACATTGCGCTGTTGCTCCTCGTGTGTACGTCTCAATGATTCTAGAGACGCAATACCAGCAGACAGGGTGCTGATTCGATCATGCGCAAAACTTGGAGATTGTATTCCAGATCCACCGCTACGTCCATAGCTTGGTTCCAGATGTTCTGCATCAGATGTTCGAAGGTGAAGGTCATGTGCTGGTGCTCCAGCTCGTGTCGCAATAAGTCTAGATAAGACCAGCGCTGCAGCAGCTTTCTCAGCCTCTTTGCGGCTTTTTCCAGAGCTCTTGTAAATTGTTGTACCAACCACACAGGTGGCGGTATGGGTCGGGGCATGTGATTCTCCTGTTGTTGAAACTTGATAAGTAGGCAAGGGGAGACCGTTTAGCATGCAATATTCCTGCAATTGATTCTTCTCTGACATATCCCACAGTTGCGATGTAGTCGTAATTGTAAAAATGTGTCCTGTCTTCGTTTCCCAGACTCTCCTG